TCGGCCACTGGCAGGCAGAGGCGGCGGCTACCGGGGCCGCGCAGCCGACGCTTGCCCAGGTCGATGCGGCATGCGGCAAAGCCCGCCGCGCTGCCGTGCATTGCCGCGAGAACCTGGGCTACCCCCACCGCATCCTGGTCATCATCCAGCCGCGCTATGCAGCATGGGGGCCGGGCCTATGAGCAACACCGCCACCGCATTGGTTGGGGGCCTGCTGCTCGCTGCTGCCGCAGGCATCGGCGGCTATGGCTACGGCCTCGACCAGGGCAAGGCTCTGGAAAAGGGCCGCCAGGACGGCAAGGCCCTGGAAAAGATCACCGAGCAGATCGCCGCCCACGCCGACCTGGTCAAGCGCTCAGGCGCTGCCAACAAGGGCATGCGCACCGCCCTGGCCCAGCTCGAAAAGGCCAACACCCAAACCACCACGGAGATCGCCGATGCGCTCACCACTACTGCTCCTGAGCGCGCTGATTGCGTGTTCCCTCCTGACGTCGTGCGCGGCCTCCAAGGCGCCCGTGACCGGGCTGCAGAAGCAGCCGCCAGCGGAATACGCGGTGCGCTGCCCGGCGCCCCCGCCAGCCCCGCGCGGGCTGCAAGTGGACCCGGTAGCCCTTGAACTCAAGTCCATGTACGACCTGTACGGCCTGTGCGCGGGCCGTATGACGGACCTTTTGAACTGGTTAGACACGGAGGGCCTGCGTTGACCGATGACATCGACCGCGCCCAGGCGCGTGAGGCCGAGATGCTGAGCGATGCCCTGCGCAACCAAGCACGTCGCGCAGGCCTGTCAGGCAAAACGCCTGCCGACTCTGCTGAGTTCTGCCAGGCGCGCGGCTGCGGCGAAGAAATCCCCGACGCCCGGCGCCAGAAGGTGCCAGGCGTTCAGTTTTGTGTGGCGTGCCAGGCGCGCCGGGAAAAGAGAGGAAACCGGTGAACCCTTTGCAGATCGACTTTTGGCAACTGGTGGGCTTCGGCGGCGCCCTGTTGTCAGGCTTCGCCGCAATCATCTTTGGCGCAGGCCGCCTCATTGCCGCGCAGTTCGAAGCTCGCATCAACGAACGCTTCGACGTGCTGCAGAAGGCTCGCGAAGCCGAGGCCCAGGGCATCAGCAACCTTGAGCGTGAATTCCTGCGCTTTCAGGCCGATCTGCCGCTCCATTACGTCCGCCGCGAAGACTACGTGCGCGGCCAATCCATCGTGGAAGCCAAGCTCGATGGCTTGGCCGCCATGGTCAGCAACGCGCAACTGCGCGCATCCATGAAAGACCGAGGGAGCCAATGAGCACCGCCATCGACACCGCCCGCATTCGCCGCGAGAACCTTCGCTGGCTGATCGTCCTCACGCTCAACAACGCCCGCCCCATCGGCGCGTTTGAAGGGCCAATCCTCAGCGTGGCCCAGTCCGAGTACCCCGACGCCACGCCGCTGGAGTTGCGCCGCGAGCTGGACTACCTCCACGACCGCCAACTGGTGAAGCTGGACAAACAGCCCACAGGGCGCTGGTTTGCAGACCTGACGCGCATTGGCGTGGACCTGGCCGAATACACCATCCCCTGCGAGCCCGGTATTGCCCGGCCCGAGAAGTACTGGTAACCCATGGGCCGCAAAAGCAGCATCGACCGGCTCGACCCGGAGATCAAGGCATACATCCAGGCCATGCTCGCCTCGGGCAGCATGACGCTGGACGAGCTGATCGCCGACCTGCAGGCGCGCTACCCCGCCGCAGCGACGGCGGGCAGCTTGCCCAGCCGCTCGGCCGTGGGTCGCTACGGCCAGAAGCTGGAGCGCCGCCTATCTGCCATCCGCGCCAGCACCGAAGCCGCCAAGATGATCCAGGCCCACGCAGGTGACGACAAAGACGCCCGCAGCGAGGCCCTCACGGCCATGGTGCAGACCGAGCTGTTCGAAGCCATCCTGGCGCTGCAGGAGGCCGACGAAGTGGGCGAGGACGGAGAGAAGGCCGACCCTGGCGAGCGTGTGGCCCTGCTCAGCAAGGCCGCCAAGAACATCGCCACGCTCACCCGCAGCAGCATCAACCTCAAGGAGTTCCAGGCCAAGGTCGAGGAAGCCACCCGCAAGAAGCTGCTGGCAGAGCAAGAGGCCAACCTGCAGGAAGTCGCCAAGGCACAGGGCATGGACGAAGCCCAGGTGGACTTCTGGCGCCGCAAGTTCCTGGGCATCGGGCAATAGATCGGGGCACCCATGGTTTTCACACTCACTCTCGCATGGTGGTGGATTCCCGCCGCCGTCACGCTCGCCGGGATTGTCTGGGCGCTGTTCCTGGTAGATCACGGCGATGGCATTGGTGCGGGCTTGAACAATCTGCTCGCGCTTGTGCCCGTGTCGATCATTTCCGCCATCGCATGGGCGGTGGCGGCCTTCCTGAAATGACGGACTGAAATGCACGCCATCAAGCCGCTGGCAACAACCCTGCGCACGCTGGAATGGGACGATCTCCCGCCCAGCGTGCGGTCTATTCCGGAGGGCTTCGACCCGCTCGCCGATGGCGTGCTGATGAAGCACCAGCGCGAGGTGGCATCCATCCATGCGGCCATCATCGCCGTCCCCAAGGGGCGCCGCACCGGCATCACCTTCGGCACGATGCTCAACAAGACACTGGTGGCCGCCGCCCGCAAGAGCGCTGGTGGCGACAACGTCTACTACATCGGCGACACCAAGGAGAAGGGCCTCGAAGCCATAGGCTACTGCGCCAAGTTCGCCCGTGTGATCGCCCAGGCCCAGGGCCAGGGCATATCCGGGGTCGAGGAGTTCCTGTTTGAAGACCAGGACGACAACGGCAAAACCCGCCACATCACGGCCTACCGCATCCGCTTTGCGTCGGGCTTCCAGGTATGCGCGCTCTCCAGCCGCCCCGCCAACATCCGGGGCCTACAGGGCCACGTCGTCATCGACGAAGCCGCGTTCCACCCCGACGTGCAAGGCGTGCTCGACGCCGCCACCGCTCTGCTGATCTGGGGCGGCCAGATCACCGTCATCAGCTCGCACAACGGCAAGAACAACCCCTTCGCCCAGTTCTGCCGTGACATCGAGGCGGGCCGCTATGGTGCCGATGCCCGTGTGGTCACCGTCACCTTTGACGACGCCGTAGCCAACGGCCTGTACGAGCGCGTCTGTTTCATGAAGGGCACCCCGCCCACACTCGAAGGCAAGCAAGCCTGGTACAGCAAGATCCGCAATGGCTACGGCGTGCGCAAGGCCGCCATGCGCGAAGAGCTGGACGCCATCCCGCGCGACGGCAACGGCGTTTGCCTGCCCGGTGTCTGGATCGAGCAGGCCATGGTGCTGCCCGAATCCTGCGTGTTGCGCCTCGCGCTGGACGAGGACTTCACTATCAAGAGCCCGGCCGAGCGCGAAGCCTGGGTGGCCGACTGGATCGAGCGGTATCTCGCCCCGGCCCTGGAGCGCCTCGACAAGACGGCGCGCCACGTTTTCAGCCACGACTACGCCCGTCACCGTGACTTCTCCATCTGGGGCGCAACAGCCCTGACCACGGGCATGCGCCGCCAGGTGCCTCTTGTCATCGAAATGCACAAGGTGCCCTACGCCCAGCAAAAGCAGATCACCTGGTACGCCATCGCGCGCCTGCCGCGCCGCTGCGGCGGCGCCATGGACGCGGGCGGCAACGGCGAGCCGCTGGCCGAAGAGACCGCCGACAAGTTCGGCCATACCCACGTGCACCAGGTCAAGTTCAACCGCGCCTGGTACGGCACCTGGATGCCCAAGCTGGTGCAGGGCTTCGAGGACGGCATGATCGACATCGCCGCCGACCCCAACATCGCGCAAGACCTGCGCGCCATCGAAGAGGTGGACGGCATCCCCATGGTGGCGAAGGCCCGCCGCAAGGACATCAAAGACCCCGACCTGTACCGCCACGGCGACGGCGCCTCCATGCTCGCCCTGGGCTGGTTCGCCACGCTCAACCTGAGCGCCCCCATCGACTTCATCCCCGTGCCCACGCTCCCGCGCGGCTACGACAACCTCGGCGCGGCCGAAGACGAAGGCGAGGACTACCTCAGCCTGGTCGAACCGCGCGCTACCTGGTAGGCACCATGGCAACCTCTCGCATCCTCGGCCCGGACGGCCAGCCCATCACCATGCCCGACCTGCAGGAGCCGCAAACATCGCGGCTTCTGCACTTGCAGCGCGAGCTGCAGACCCACCCCACGCGCGGCCTCACGCCCTCGCGCCTCGCCAAAATCCTGGACGCCGCAGAGAACGGCGACTTGGTCGCCCAGTTCGAGCTGTTCGAGGACATGGAGGAAAAGGACGGCCACATCGCCGCCGAGATGGGCAAGCGCCGCCGTGCCTGCGTGCTCGACTGGGACGTGGTGCCACCCGAGGGCGCCGACGCGGCCGAGAAGAAGATCGCCGCCCAGCTCGGCGAGCTGCTCATGGAGGTGCCCGATTTCGAGGACATGGTCTTCGACCTCACAGACGCCATCGGCAAAGGCTTCGCGTGCCTGGAGATCGAATGGCACCGCGTGGAGGGCTACTGGGTGCCCAAGACCATCACGCACCGCCCTCAGTCCTGGTTCACCCTGCATCGCGGCTACCGACAAGAGCTGCGCCTGCGCAGCAACAACACGGTGGACGGCGTCATGGGCGACCCGCTCGCTCCCTTCGGCTGGATCACCCACGTCCACAAGGCAAAGAGCGGCTACCTGGAGCGAGCCGCGCTGTTCCGCCAGCTCGTGTGGACATACCTGTTCAAGAACTACAGCGTGGGCGACCTGGCCGAGTTCCTGGAGATTTACGGCATTCCGCTGCGCGTTGGCAAGTATCCTGCCAGCGCCAGCGAGAAGGAAAAGGCCACACTGCTGCGGGCGCTGGCCGCCATCGGCCACAACGCCGCAGGCATCGTGCCAGACGGCATGCTGTTGGAGTTCCACGAAGCAGCCACAGGCGATCCCAAGGCGTTCGAGCTGATGATGAGCTGGTGCGAGCGCAACCAGTCGAAGGTCATCTTGGGCGGTACCCTCACCAGCGGCGCCGACGGCGCGGCCAGCACCAATGCGCTGGGCAATGTGCACAACGAAGTGCGCAAGGACTTGCGCGACGGCGATATCCGGCAGACCAACACCACGCTCACCCGCGACCTGGTGCTCGCCGTGGCTTCGCTCAACGGCCTGGCGCCCGGTGGCCTGCGCCGCCTGCCGCAGTTCCGCCTGAAGACGCAAGAGCGCGAAGACCTGACGTCTTTTAGCCAGGGCTTGCCCGGCCTGGTCGATATGGGCGTGCGCCCGCCCGTGGCCTGGGTGCATGAGCGCCTGGGCATCCCCCAGGCTCAGGGCAATGAGCCCGTGCTCATGCCCCTGCAGGCCAGGCCGTCCTCGTTGCCTGCGGCCTTGGCCGCCGCCACCGCACAGTTCACCGCCCCTGGCGTGCTGCCGCCACCCGTGCAGATGCAGCCGAGCCTGGCAGGCAATCTCGCCCCGGCCGTGGACGGCTGGATCGGCCAGGTGCGCGAGCTCGTGATGCGCGCCCAGTCGCTCACAGAAATCCGTGACGGCCTGGACGCGCTGCTGCCCGGCATGACGCTCGACCAGTACGCCGCCGCCATGGCCGAGGCGCTGCGCGTCGCGCAAGCGGCTGGCCGCTACGAGGTCATGCAGGAGGCCGCTGGCGGCGCGGGCGCATAGGGCCGCTGCAGCCCCTTGCCGCCCCCGTTGCACGCCCATGCCCGCGTCACGCGCCCGTAAACGTTTATAAAACCCTCCACGGCCCCGCCACATGCCCACCGCCGCCTACGGTTCCCTGCCATTCACCGAACAGGCGGAATTTTTCCGCCGCAAGCTCAACCTGCCCACCGATGGCTGGACCGACATCTACACGCGGGAGCACGACTGGGCTTTCGTGGTGGCGGGCGCCAACCGCGATGCCATCGTCACGGACTTTCGCGCCGCCGTGGAGCAGGCCATCTCGGGTGGCAGCACCTTGGAAGACTTCCGCAAGGACTTCGACCGCATCGTGGCCACGCATGGCTGGGACTACAACGGCGGGCGCAATTGGCGCAGCCGCGTCATCTACGACACCAACCTGTCCACCAGCTACGCGGCCGGGCGCTGGCAGCAGCTCCAGGAGGCGCCGTACTGGGAATACGAGCACCAGGACTGGGTAGAGCACCCGCGCCCTGTGCACGTGAGCTGGAACGGCATCACGCTGGAGAAAGACAACCCGGCCTGGCAGATCATGTTCCCGCCCAACGGCTGGGGCTGCAACTGCAAGGTGCGCGGCCGGTGGCTGAGCGACCTGGTCCGCATGGGCAAGTCCAGGCCCGACCAGGCGCCCCAGTTCAACTATGTGGAGCGCACCATCGGCCAGCGCAGCGCACTGGGGCCGCGCACCGTGCGCGTGCCTGAAGGCATCGACCCTGGTTTCGAGTACGCGCCAGGCAGCGCCCGGCTGCGCAGCGCCATTCCGCCTGAGCGCCCCGATCCCATCGGTGGTGGGCCGAGCAGCTCGGGCAGCGTGGGCCTGCCCAACCGCCGCCCCTCCGACCCGCTGCCGCCACCCCGGCCGCTGCCCGCTTCGGTGGTGCTGCCCGCTGGCATGGCGCCCCAGGACTACGTCGGCGCGTTCCTCGATCGCTTCGGCGCCACGCTGGCCGAGCCCGCCATCGTGCGCGACGTGATCGGCGAGCGCCTGGTGGTGGGCGCGCAGTTGTTCCAGGACGCGCAGGGCGAATGGAAGGTGCTCAAGCGCGGGCGCGAGCGCTACCTGCCGCTGCTGGCCCAGGCGCTGCAGGAGCCCGACGAAATCTGGGCGCGTGTCGAATGGCTGCATGCCCAGGGCCGCGCCGTGGTGCGCCGCCGCTATGTAGCGCGCTTTGCCGTGGAGGGCCGGGAGACACCCGGCCTGGTCGTGTTCGAGCTGGGGGCCGATGGGTGGGCCGGAGTGACGGCATTCCCACCCGCGCCAGGCGCTTACGTCGAGGACTTGCGCGTCGGCGTGCGCCTGTATCGGCGCGAGCCATGAAAAAGGCCAGCGCACTGCAACACGCTGGCCCGCCCGGACGTGGGATTGGAGGCGGTTGCAGCCGCTGCCCGTCCGATGGATGGCCCATTGTAGGAGATTGACCGCATGGCCGGAACCCGCCTCATCATCGACCAGGCCGAGCTGGACCGCCAGAACGCCTTCATGGCGGACCAGGCCGCCCGCGACCCCCGCGGCCTGATGCCGCGCTTGGGCGAGTATCTGCAGGGCAGCACCCAGAAGCGCTTCAAGACCCAGACCGCCCCCGATGGCACGCAGTGGGCTCCATTGCAAAAGCGTTACGCCAGGCGTAAGCGGTACAACAAGGACAAGGTGCTCACGCTGCGCGGCTATCTGCGCTCGTACATCCACTACCAGGTCACAGGCGGGGACTCGGTCGAGGTCGGCAGTAACCAGAAGTACGCCGCCATCCATCAGTTCGGTGGCGAGATCGACATGCCCGAGCGCCAGGCCACAGTGCGGTACCGTAGCGTTGCGGGCAAGGTGCTGTTTGCGGGCAAGAAGCACAAGAGAGCGACAGAGAGGGCGGTCACCGTTCCTGTCCACTTCGTGAAGATCCCGGCGCGCCCGTTCCTGGGGCTCAGTGCCGAAGACGACCGCGAGATCTCGCGCATCATCCGCGACTGGCTTGCGAGCGGCGGCAAATAGTGTCCTAGTTCCCAATACTTCGCGGGGCCAGATGCCGACCATGGCGGCATGCCTTCCCGCACCGCCTCCCGTAACACCCGCATAGCCGTCTGCAACGCAGGCGCAACCGCCGCTGCAGCCCTGGCCATTGCCGCCTGCACGTTCGGCGTGCCCGCCAAGACCGCGCAAACATCGGGCAGCACGGTCATGCTGCAGCTCACCCCTGCGGGTACCTTCCGCCCCAACGACGGGCGCGAGCTGAAGCCCGGCGCCTGGCGCATCGACGCCGCCAGCGCTCAACACGTCATCGAGCGATTCAAGACGCGGGGCAAGGTCCCGGTCATCGACTACGAGCACCAGACCCTCAAGAAAGAACAGAACGGCCAGCCCGCACCGGCAGCGGGCTGGATTCGTGATCTGCGCTGGATCGACGGCCAGGGCCTGTACGCCGTGGCCGAGCTGACCGCCCGCGCCCGCGACTACATCACGGCGGGCGAGTACCTCTATTTCTCCCCCGTCTTCGAGTACGACGAGGTCACCGGCACGGTGCTCGCCATCCACATGGGCGCGCTTACCAACGACCCCGGCATCAGCGGCATGGAGCCGCTCTCCCTCGTCGCCGCCGCCACCGCCGCTTTCCTTCCCGCCAACCCTCCACAACAGGAGCCCTCCGTGAATCCCTTGCTCAAAGCCTTGCTGGCCGCCCTCGGTCTGCCCGAAACCACCACCGAGCCCGCAGCCGTTGCCGCGCTCACGGCCCTTGGCCCGCTGCAGCCGCTGCAGGCCCGCGCCAACGTGGCCACCGCTGTCTGCACCGCGCTGCAGCTCCCGGCCGACGCAACGCCCGAAGCCGCCACTGCAGCATGCGCCAGTCTGCGCAGCGCCCAGCCCGGCACGCCTGACCCGGCCAAGTACGTGCCCATCGAATCTGTTACGGCCCTGCAGGGCCAGGTCGCAGCACTCACGGCCCGCCAGGCGGAAGCCGACGTGGACGCACTCATCAAGCCCGCGTTGGCCGACGGACGCTTGCTGCCTGCGATGGAGACCTGGGCACGCGGCCTCGGCAAGACGGACATTGCAGCGCTCACCTCCTTCCTGGGCGCGGCAAAGCCCATTCCCGCGCTGGCTGGCACCCAAACGGGAGGCAAGCCGCCCACAGGCACCGCCAGCGGCGACCAGCAGCTCAGCGCCGACGAGCTGGCGATTTGCTCGCGCATGGGCATTACCCCCGATGCGTACCGCAAGGCGGGCACGGCCATGGCCACAGGCGCCGCCGCCTGATCGCCTCCATCCCCTTCAACTCCCGGAGATCAACGTGCCCGCACTCACCCAGGACCGCAACACCAGCCGCCGCGATGGCAACCAGGTCGAACCGCCAGTAGCTGCCGCCACCCGCATCTTTTGCGGCGCCATCGTCTGCATCAATGCAGGCGGCTTTGCCGTGCCAGGCGCCACGGCCACCACCCTCAAGGCCATCGGCGTGTCGGAACAACGCGCCGACAACTCGGGCGGCATCGCTGGCGCCATCCGCGTGCGATGCCGCAAGGGGCCGCACCGCTTTGCCAACTCGGCAGCGGCCGACGCCATCGCGCTCAGCGACGTGGGCAGCGACTGCTTCATCGTGGACGACCAGACGGTCGCCAAAAC